ACATACAACAGAAAGCAGACGAAGAAACCATCGCAAGGATTGGGGGATTCGGTAGAGAAATTCACGGAAGCGACTGGGATTAAAGAGGTAGTTAAATTTGTGGCAGGTGAGGACTGCGGATGCGATGAACGTAAGAATAAGTTAAATGCATTATTCCCACGGAGGCAACCCCTATGTATGACGGAGGAGGAGTACAATTGGTGGACTACATTCAGGGATAAGAATAGCACGGAGATAATGCCTGATGAAACCAATCACATTGCACAGATGTACACCCGTTTATTTCAGCGTAAAAAGATATACCATCCCTGCCATTGCAATCCCAAGGCATGGCAAGAAATGATTAATCACCTAAATTACATTTGGGATACCTACCAATAGAATGGAGAAACCAATTATAACAAAATCGTATTGGTGTGATAGATGGTATTTTGCGGTATGGTATAAGGGGTTAAGGCGTGGATTGTATGACACCAAACAAGAGGCACAATTAAAAGTAAAAGAATATGAAACAGGAATTAGTACACATAACCAAGTTGGTAAACAACAAGGGGCAAATTGAGGGGTTACCTAAAAACCCAAGGTTTGTGAAAGACCACAAATTCGTGCAGTTAAAACAATCCATTAAGGATGACCCTGAAATGTTGGAATTGAGGGAGGTTATTGCCGTGGATTATAATGGGGAATTGGTTGTGATTGCAGGGAATATGCGATTAAATGCCTGTTTGGAATTGGGCATTAAGGAAGTGCCGTGTAAGATATTACCCCAAAATACCCCAGTTGATAAATTAAAAGCTATTACCATTAAGGATAACATCGGATATGGTGAACACGATTGGGATGCATTAGCCAATGAATGGGATGTCGAGGAATTGGCATATTGGGGATTGGACTTGCCATTAGATTTTGAAGCAGATGAAACAGAATTGGAAGCCGAAGAGGATAACTACGAAGTACCTGAACAGATTGAAACCGATATTGTGTTGGGTGATTTATTTGAGATAGGCGAACACCGATTGTTGTGTGGTGATTCAACGGATAGTGATGCGGTTGCAAGGTTGATGGATGGGCAAAAGGCGGACATGGTATTTACCGACCCCCCGTATGGGATTAGCGTTGTTAAATCAGATATGGTTGGTGCGGATTTTGGAGTTGCTAAAAAAGGGAAATACTCCGAAGTAATTGCTGATGATACAACAAAGACCGCACAAGAATTTTATCAAACTTGCGTATCATTAGGGTTTGAAAAATTTATTATTTGGGGTGGAAATTATTTTACTGATTTTTTACCATTTAGTGATGGGTGGTTAATTTGGAATAAAAGAGCAAACACAGATATTCGAAATACTTTTGCAGATGGTGAAATGGCTTGGTGCAGTTTCCACACTCCAATTCGCATATATGACCAACTGTGGAATGGTATGATAAGAGAGGGCGAAAAAGAAAAACGAGTTCACCCAACACAAAAACCAATTAGGATGTTATCTGAAATTATTGTTGACCATATAAAAGGCGATTTGATTTTTGACGGCTTTCTTGGAAGCGGTTCGACAATGGTAGCAGCACACCAACTTAAACGCAAATGTTATGGCATGGAACTTGACCCAAAGTATTGCCAAGTGATTGTTGACCGAATGCGTAAACTTGACCCGACTATTGTAATAAAAAGAAATGGACAACCCTATGAGCAAAGCATATAGACACGTTACAACACAATTACCATCGGAGGGAATTCCTGTATTGGTATCCACCATACACGATGATAAATTCATTGCATATTATGATGGGGATGATTGGTTTGATTACCATACAGAGGAACACATACAGAACATTGAATGGTGGATGTACATACCCATATGTCCAAATGAGTAGAGTATTAGTCATAATGGATGGCATGAGTGCCGTTACCTACCATCGGTTAGCAATGCCATGGGCAATGATTCGTTTCCATCAACAATTGGATGTAACCTTTGCAATCACCCGCCCTGAAATTGAGGCGGTGGATGTTAGACAATACGATGCAATTGTAATATCCCGTTACCTACGTTTTAACCTTAAAATTATATCCGATTGTAAAAAGTATGGGGTGAAGTTTATTGTTGATAATGATGATCATTGGGTAATTCCAAAACATAACCCAGCGTATTCCGCATACAAAAAAAAGGCAAAGGATGGAGTAATATCCTGCATGAAAGCAGCTGATGCAGTAATTGTTACCACCCCACAATTGGCAGAGAAAACACGGGAAATCAACCCAAAGGTTTACATTGCACCCAACGCATTGGATTTGGAAGAACCACAATGGAACGCCAAGGCAGCCCATCCATTTACCATTGGGTATGTTACAGGCTCATCCCACCTGTATGATGTTAAGTTATTAGAGAATCAGTTATCCCATGTACTGAAACGCAATCAATGTAATTTCTTACTTGCTGGGTATGCACCAATGGAACGAATATCGCAGATGATGGAATACTACATCACGGGCGAAAAGGAACGCCCGACATGGTTTTATATTGGTGAGGGTGTCAATGTGTTAAACTATGGTAAATACTATGCATTTATGGATGCCGTTATTGCACCATTAGAAAAGACATCGTTCAATAAGTATAAATCGGAATTGAAGATTATTGAAGCTGCGGCATATCGGTTACCCATCTTTGTGAGTGCCGTTGAACCATACACCAATCATAGGAATAATAAAGGTGTGATTTTTGTAGAGAATAACGATTGGAGTATATTGGATAAATATTTAGCCGATAAAGCGTTATTAAAGGAGTTAGGTGAAGCCAATTACCAGTATTGTAAAGAACACCACAATTTATACCAAGTAAATGAACAACGAATTAAAGCGGTTACAGATTGAAAAGGCAACCATTGCCGATGATGAACAACCTATGAAATTGAAAACAGTATTACAATCGGGACACCTTGGGGATTTAATATATTGCCTATCTGCAGTTCAGGCAATCGGTGAACCTGTGCATTTTTACGTTGGCTTTAAATTATCCAATGGTGTTCCAAACCACCCAAGTGGTAGGTATTGCATGAATAGTGAGATGTATGCTTACATTAAACCATTGTTAAAGGCACAACCCTACATTTCGGAAGTATCAATCCATGATTCAAGAATTGTAGATTATAATTTTGACCAATTCAGGAACATCGGTTTAAATTTAGCGTGTGGTGATTTGAGGCGTTCACATTTCCAAGTGTATCCCGAACTTGCAACAGATTTAACACAACCTGCATTATTTGTTGAACAGACATTCCCACAATTCAATGATTCCATTGTAATTAATTTTAGTAGTCGGTATAGAAATAGGCACATGAATTATTCGTTCCTCCAAAATTACAATGTGATATTCGTGGGATTAGATCAGGAATATGATGAATTTGTAGCTCGTAACCATTGGCAACCCAAACGAATGTTAATTGATGATGCACTACAAATGGCAATGCTTGTTAAATCATGTAAGTTATATATTGGAAATCAATCCTCCACCTATGCAATCGCCGAGCAATTAAAAGTACCAAGATTATTGGAATCATACCAACCATGCCCCAATGTTATTCCGATGGGTGCGAATGGATATGATTACACAAATCAAAGTACATTAGAATATTTTGTTAAAAAATTAATCAATTAATCAAAACTATGACACCACAACAAAAATCAAACAAATTGGTTGAAAAATTTTACCAAACAACACCAAATGAAGCTTGGATAAATCAACCTATTGGATTAGCAAAAGAATATAAAGCCTATAATCAAGCTAAAGAATGTGCGTTAATTATGGTTGATGAACTATTAAGTAATTCAACATTCCTATTGAGCAATGGCGAATTATATTTTTGGAATCAAGTCAAAGAAGAAATCAATAAATTGTAATTCGAGAATAATTCGACAAATATGGCAAACGAACAAAACTTAATTCCACCTGCACAACCTGGTGAGGTACGAAACCCAAACGGCAGACCCAAAGGGAGTAAGAACCGTAGCACCATCGCACGGAAATGGTTGGAGGTAATGCAAGAAAGCAAAAACCCTATCACGGGCGAATTGGAAAAACTATCCCAAGAAGATTTGATTACCCTTGCAATGATTCATAAAGCCCGAAAGGGTGATGTCAATGCGTATAAGCAATTAATGGATTCAGGATTTGGAATGCCTACCCAACAGATTGATGTTAATACAGAAACACCAATATTTAATGGTATAAATTTGGATGTTGCAAAAGACAACGGCACAAAATAAGATAGCGGCATTACGCAAACGAGTGCGGATAGTTAGGGGCGGTACATCCAGTTCCAAAACATTCTCAATCATTCCTATGCTTATAACCTATGCCGTACAAAACCCAAGGCAAGAGATAAGCATTGTAGCGGAATCAATACCACATTTAAGGCGTGGGGCAATCCGTGATTTTCTTAAAATTATGCAGATGGTTGGAATGTTTAGGGATTCCCAATGGAATAAATCATCCCTTACCTATACATTTAGCAATGAATCGTTTATTGAGTTTTTTAGTGCCGACCAACCCGACAAGTTACGGGGTGCAAGACGTGATGTGTTATTCGTGAATGAGTGTAACAACATCGAATGGGAATCGTACTACCAAATGGCAATACGTACACGCAAGTTTATTTATTTGGATTATAACCCAGTTACTGAATTTTGGGTGGATACGGAATTGATTGGGGATGCCGATTCCGAAATGATTGTGTTAACCTACAAGGATAATGAGGCATTGGATGAGGCAATTGTAAAAGAAATAGAAAAGGCACGGGAAAAGGGTGAAACGAGTGAGTATTGGCGTAATTGGTGGGCAGTATATGGGTTAGGACAAATCGGTAATTTAGAGGGTGTTATATTTAGCAACTACAAAACGATTGATACCATCCCAAAGGAGGCACGATTAATTGGGTGTGGTTTGGACTTTGGTTATTCAGTTGACCCCACGGCAATTGTAGAGATATACCAATACAACAACCAACGTATTGTTAATGAGCTTTGTTACAGAACAGGGATGCTAAATTCCGACATTGCCAAAGTTTTACCAAAGGGTGTACCCGTTTATGCGGATTCTGCTGAACCTAAATCAATAGAAGAAATACGCAGATTTGGAATCAGTATCAAAGGGGTAACCAAGGGTAAAGATTCAATCAATTACGGCATACAGGTGATGCAAGGGCAAAACTATATGATAACCAAAGATTCCACCAACCTCATAAAGGAATTGCGTGGTTACTGCTGGGACAAGGGCAAGGATGGTAAAACCTTATTGATTCCCGTAGGTGATGACCACATCATCGATGCGTGGAGGTACTTCGAGATGGAATCACTTGGATTAAAAAAGAATTTTGGAGTGTATGACGTTAGGTAAATATTTTGTACATTTGAAAAACAAACAATTAATATGAAAGCAGAGGAATTAAGAATTGGTAATTTGGTTTTGATACCATACAATAAATCCAATAAGCAAGAAGGGTTTTTTGAAGCAACTATTTCACAAATTGGCGATTTTGGTGCTTATATAGGACCAGAAGATTATGAACCGATTTTATTAACTGAAGAATGGTTGTTAAAGTTTGGATTTTACGAAACATCGAACCAAGATTTTATTGGAGGTTTATACACACAAGATAAGCCCGATAAATTCTTTATCAACAAAGAAACAATGAGTTATTGTTTTTTTGATTACGAGGGCAGTATAGATGATATAATTCAAATTAAATATGTCCATCAATTACAAAACTTATACTTTGCTTTAACTGGTGAGGATTTGAAATTGCAAAAAAATACCACAGAGGGGCATTAATGTCCCTTTGTTAAATATATTCAGGTGCCAAGGGGGAAATATTCCCCTTTTTTTGTTTTAAAACATACACAAAATCAATCGTTAATAATATGATGACCACACAAACCCTATCAGTACCATCCTGTTTAAATGACATCCCATTGGTGCGTATGCAAGAATACGAGCAACTGCCAAAGGATTTGGATGAGTTTGATAAGACAATTCAGGCCGTTTCAATTTTCTGTAACATCAGTATTAAGGAAGTAAAGGCAATGCCTATGGATGTACTGAATAAAGTTGCAGCCATTTTAGTTAAGGCATTATCCGAAAAGCCAAAGTTTGAATCCAAGTTTGAATTGAACGGAATTAAATACGGGTTTGTACCCAATATGGATGATTTAACCACAGGGGAATTTATCGACATAGAAAATTACAACAAGGCAGGGGATATGTACAAGACATTATCGGTGCTATACAGACCTATTACAATTGAGGGGCAGGGAGGTAGATACGATATTGAGCCGTACAATGGCAAGATAAATGAGGAATTTAAAATGATACCATCAGGGGTTGCCTATGGTGCGATGGTTTTTTTTTGGACTATCGGAGCCGACTTACTCAACTCTATCCTGAAGTTCTTGGAAACGAATCCGAGGGTACAGATTCCGAATACGGTATTCAACAAAAGTGGGGATGGTTTAGCTTTGTCCATTGGTTATGTGAAGGAGATATTACAAGAGTTGACATTGTTACAAAATACCCCATTTCAAAAACCCTCCTTTGGGGTTGTTACAAAAGCGACATGGCGGACTTGGAAAAACAAGCAATCCAAAAATCATTTAATAAAAACCGATGAACAATAACCACATAGGAACTGCATTCCAAATATTCAAGGAAATAGCCGATGAATTAGGATGGAATTATAGCCACGGAACATTGGATGAGCATTCGTTGAAAGCTATCACAGTATATCCATTATTGCACGTTACAATGCAAAATGCATCCCTCACCGATGTAACCGAGCAATTTAATTTTAATATCCTGATTGCTGATATTACCAACTATTTGAAAGGTGAAAATGAGCAACAAGATTTGGTGGATGTATATAGTGAGATAGGTTATACCGAGAATCAAAACTATGCCCATATTTTACAAAATCTATACGTTGAATTTTCACGATTGTTATATGCAAAGGAAAAGGAATATTATAGTCAAATACAATGGATTAGACCGATTGCATTCACCCCATTTACCGAGGGTGGGCAAGATGTATTAACTGGATACAATGTATCTATTACAATCGAATTACAGAACCCTTGGGTTACTGATGGCACTTGTTACTAATGGCAATTAAGTACACCAATACCGAGCAGGTTGCACAACAGATGGCGAATTTCTACGCCTCACAGGCACGATTGGAATTGGAAGCCAAGCACACCCGTACTGCGATTCGTGCGAAATGGAAAAAGGTTGGTAGTGATTGGCAGCCAGTCAATGTAACCAAACAAAAGGTAAAGGCAAATTATGTTGCATCGGGTAATTTGGTGCGTTCAATTAAGCCATTTGTGGATGGGATGGAATTTGGTATAACAATGGATTGGTATGGTGAAGCTATCCGTAGAGGTCGGCAACCTTGGGGGAAGTTCAAAGGCGGTAAAGGTATTCCACCCCGTGCAATGGAACAATGGATAATGAATAAGCGGTTAAGGCCACGAGATCCCGAATCAGGACAATTCCTAAAAAATACCCGTGCCAATAAAAAGGCAATGGGATTTATGATGAACAGAAAAATAAAACACTTTGGGATAGAACCTTTTGATTTTATTAAAAAGGCAACGGTATCCACG